AACGATGGCACAATGGCAGTATTTAATACTCTTAGAGCACAAGAAGTAGCTGGCTGGACAACATGGGATACTGACGGTTTATTCCTTAATGTATGTAGGCTTGTCGATGATATTTATTTTGTTATAAAAAGAAACATAGACGGCGTAGATAAGTACTATGTAGAAAAGCTAGATAGCGACTCTGTAATGGACTCGTCTGTCAATTATAATAGCCCTGCGTCAGCAACACTAACTGGGCTAGGCCACCTAAACGGCAAAGAGTGCAGGGTGCGGGCTGACGGTAATGTCTTATCTAACGCTACACCTAGTGGCGGAAGTATAACGTTATCAAGAGTGGCGGAAAACTCTGCTGAGGTAGGATTGTTCTTCACGCCAACAGTCAAGACAATGCCAGTCGAAAAAGATGTTGGTGTAGGCTACGATTTAAGTTCCAATAAAAGAATAGTTAAATGTAGTGCTTTTGTTCAAGACACAACAGCTTTGACTATAAATGGTAATATAGTCCCATTTAGGGCTTTTGGTGAGAACGTTTTGGACAACACTGTTCAACCATACACAGGCAAAAAAGACATGTATCTATTAGGCTGGACTAAAGAGGCTCAGGTAACACTGACGCAAGAAGTTCCTGCGCCTATGACGATATTATCATTAACAATAGAGATGGAGTTAGCGTAATGGAGATACTAGCGACAACGTTTACAGTGGGTGGCGTTACGGTGTCAGTAGGTACAACTCTTGCTGTAGCTACGGCAGCATATTCATTGTCTCAATCAGCTAAGGCATCAGCTCAGCAGGAAGCGGCTATGGAGGCCGCAGAAGAGGGCGTTAAAGAGCAACAGTACATTGAGAAGCTAAAGTCTAAAGAAGAGTCCAACATAAGACGAGAGAGGTTGCTAACGGCTCTTGCAGCTCAAACTGCTGGTGCAGGTGCGGCTGGCGTTAGAGGTACAACTGTAGAGGCTTTGCAGTTGAAGTCTATGGACGATTACCGCAGAGACCAATTACAGTCAGATGCTATCGGAGCATCTATTCAGAAAGGTTTTCAGAGACAAAGGGAAGCGTTTAAGTTTAGGGCTGAGTCTGCCAAGTATCAAGGTGTTGCAGATATGGCTATGACATTGGCTCAAACAGGGTTTTCTATGGGTAGTCCTGCTCAGAAGCCGGGCTTGGGTTCTACGCAAAATATAACAACATCTGCTGGCACTATAAGTCCGGGCACTACTTTTTCTTCTGGCAACGTTAGATTCGATTACATATAGGACACATAGATGGAATATAAAGAAGAAGCTAACATAAGAAGCATCGGTAATCTTAGAGCTGCTGAAGCTGAAGCATTACAGACGAGCGCCGCTACTATACAGAAGTGGGCTAATCGTGGTGCCAGCGTGTACGAGAAACTGGTTACAGATAATGCGATTATGGAGGCTAACAAGGTTGATGTTACTGCTCAAGCTCCAGAGTTAAAAAGCTCTTGGACAAAAGTTGGGCAAGTGTACAACAACATTGTGTTAGAAGGGCATAAGTCTGCTGCTATAAACCAGTTCAGAAGTCAGATAGACAAAGCAGAGATTGACTCAAACCTTGATGTTGAGGGTTTCCAGAAATCTCTTAGTACGATGAAAGGCAAGGCTTTAGAGCTGGCTGACCCATCAATCAGATCTTACCTTGCTAATGAGTTTGACAGCTATGCTGTTCCGCGCGTAGGTAAGAAGCAAATAGAAAAAGACTCGGCTGAGCTTGGTGTCGCCGTGTCCAATATACAGCAAAAAGTTCAAGCAGACATTAACACTGCTATGGAGGCAGTAGCTAATGGAGATGAAGAAGTACTAGCTAAAGCAGAAGAGTCAATCTATTCGGCGGCAGATCAGATAGGCCAGTACGATCCAGAAATGGCAGACAATTTTATCAAAAACTATCAAACAAAAAGACTGACAGCAGGATATGTTGGCGGCTTTAGAGAGGCTTACGCTCAAGGGCGAGGCGATGCTTATATTGCGGAGATAGCGACTAAGGCTCAAAACATAACTACAGTTGACAAGAACGGCAACAAGACGACTGTTGGCCTTACAGATGATGTGGTTGAAAGTATAACTGAAAGACTCAAGGCAGAGAACACAATTCTTAATGCAAAAAAAGACGAAGACAGGGTTAATCTGTTAAACCAAACATCTAGGCAAGTTATAGCCATTGAGTTACAGGCCGGCAGAGTGCAGGAGGATTATGACGCATGGGAATCTAGTGTTGACTCTGCTTACAATGCTGGTCTTTTTGGTGATCTTTCTACTGCAAAGGGAGCGATGCAGGCGCGAAACACATATAGATCTTTAATAGATAAACAAATGACCGCCATAGAAATGCAAGCTAAAGAAGCAAATAAGCAATACAAAGATCAACAAAAAACTGCCCAAACCAATGCAAACATTACTAGCATTTTAAATGGCACAATTGTTGTGGACGAAAACAATGTTCCAGTCAAGCCTTCGCAAGAAGATGTCGACGTCTATTTTGGTCAATCAGTGGAGCAGATAGATCAGCAACAACAGATTGAGCTAGCTAAAAACTTGTTTACTAAAACGGGAAAATTCCCATCATTAACAACTAACATCCTAAGTAACAAGTTAGTTAATAAAAATCCTGCTGAGGCCGCTGAGACAGCCAAAATAATTACAGACCTAAGCAAAGGCCTTAACGGTTACGACGTAGTCAAGGGAGACCAGCTCGCTTATGCCTCACAAATAGTAGCCAACATAGAGGCCGGAGAGCCGCCTGAAAAAGCGATTGATTACGCAAGAAAATCTACAGTAAAAGATGATGCGGCCATCGACTATAGAGGCAAGCAATACTCAAGCGACAAAACAGCCGACGACAATCGTGACTGGATTAAGGGTAACATGGATGGGGCATTAATTGACGAGGCAATAATTACACAAAGGTTCGAGACATTAGTTCGCAACCGTGTCGTCAATGATGGTGCAACTTTAGATTTTGCAAGAGATAACGCTTTACAGAAAATTAACTCAGAATATGCAGAGTTTAATGGCAATGTTATGTATCAAGCTCCTAGTGCTGTTGCCGCCTACACATCCATTGACGGCACTGGTGACTGGGTACAAAAAGACTTTATGAAAGGGCTTTATGATTTAGGTCAAATTGATACTCCTACTGACGCTGCTGGGGCTAGAAACTTTATTCTAGTGCCGATACCCGGTGAGGATAATGAGTTTTTCCCTATAAGTGGTGCGCCAGTATATCAAATTATGAAGCTTACTGATGAGGGGCCGGTTTCTTTGGTGGCTGATTACGGCTACAGAGAGGATGGCACACCTAAAGGTGAGGGCTGGCTAGGCTTAATAGACTTGCCTAGTGGCAAAGTAATGTCTGAAGTTTCTGCCGGTTTTGAGATTAATGGTAGGGATGTCTTAATTCCGCTAATTGTTCCCGGATTGAACGAGAAAGAGTTAGATGTTTTAGCTCAAGTTGCAGAAGGTGAAATGTCAGTAGGCAAACTCCCTAAAGACATTAAAGATAAAGCTATAGCACACGCTAGAGAGCAGATGCAAAAAGGCGAGTCTCCATTCAAAGACAGCAATGGTGCGGCAATATACAAACCATCACTGACATCTGAAATAAGACAAAGCCAATTTTTAAGCGCAGAGGCGAAAGAAAGAATTGATGAAAAAATTATACAAACACTCACTGATGTGATTGCAAAAGACAATGCTGGCAGTAAGGTTGGCCCGTTAGGCATAACCAATAAAGCAGGCATAGAGCAGGAAGCTGAATCAGAAGCAAGAAGAATGCTTAACGCTGGAGAGGTTTCTGAAGAAATGATTAAACAAACATTAACAAAGCAAGAGTATGAGCTATATGCGCTTGAGTCTGACAATCCGCTTGTAGGTATCCAATAATGCCTATCGTTACAAAAAATAATAAGCAAGTTCCAAAGGTAGCGGATCTACCTTTTGCTAAGGGCGGCCCTGACTTTGCCACAGTTGTGGGAGCGTCTATTAGGCAAGACACAACACTAGGAAACTTTTTTTCTAAGAATACAGGTCTTGGTGAAGGGGAAAGGGATGAGGGTTATAACGCATTTAAGGAGATGACTAAGGCTGAGGCTGAGAATGACTCTTTTAGAAAGCGAGCAATAACAGGCACAAACAATGTCACTGAGCTTAACCTTCTTAGAGAAAACTTTGCAATGGAGCAAAGAGACAGAGAGATATTAAATGCCAGCCCCGGTTATGCCTTTACTGCGACATTAATATCACAAACATTGCTGGAGCCAATAAACCTTGTCCCAATACTGGGAGCAAGCAAGGTCTTGCGGGCTGCTAACATTGGAAAGTCATACCTAAAAGGTGCTGGTGTTATAGCCGGGCTGGAGGCTGGGGTTATCGGTGCTCAGGAATCAATCTTGCTAAACCAACAAATAACTAGGACTGGTCAAGAAGCAGCGTTAAATGTTGCTGCTGGTGGATTACTTGGTGGCGTTCTTGGTATTCCTTTTGCGAGGGCGCATGTTAAACAAGTAGAGAGGTTTGAGAAAGAGCTTACTGACACAATGAATTTTCATGAGAAAGGTGAGCTAAGCATGTTGAGCACGGGCCAGATAAAGGATGCCGGTGCAGCAGAGACAAGAATAGTAACCGATCCAACACAAACATTCGCTAGTGGTGGTGAGGTAACAGGCAAGGTTGTTAAGTGGATATTGAGTAAGATGCCTTTTGATCCATACTCAAGAACAGCCGTATCAGAATCAAAATCCGTAAGAAAGTTACAGCAAGAGTTAGTTGATAGTATTCTTGAGGTTGATGGCGGAAGCGTCATATCAGTAGAAAATAAAATACAACAATATAACGTCTTGTTCTTTAATGCAGCAAAAGCACATAAGGACATTTACACTCAGTACCTTGAGCGTGAAGGCAAGGGGCTATCTGACAGAATACTTGGTGAGAGAGAGTTTGACGAGCTGGTAGGTAGAGCTGTATCTCAAGGTTCAGATGATGACCTTATCGAGAAAGCAGCAAGCGCATGGAGACAGCAATTCTATGAGCCATTAAAAAAGGCTGGCATAAAGGCTGAGCTTCTGGATGAAGATGTAATAACTGAAACATCTAAGTATTACCGCAACAGAGTTTACAATGTTGAAGCCATAATGGGCCAAACAAATGCTGCCGGCGAAACGTTTACTGATGTTGTAACTAAATTCTTACAGGCAGAGAACGACAAGAAGTTAAATTACCAATCTCAACTTGCTCTTGTTGTCGATGAGGCAGAGGGCGTGACCAAAGCCTTAGAGTCAAACCAAAAAACCTTAGACTCAAAGACGGCTAAACTGAAGAAAGCTGAAGGTGACTTACAGCGGCTACGCAATGAAAATGAATCCCAATACAATAGAGCAATAGAGCTTAGAAAACAAAGACAGGGTGATGTTCCCAAGCTAGAGGCAGAGAAGGTCAAAATAAAAGGTCAAATAGAGACGCTTCGGGCTGAACAGCAGAAGACTAGAAAACGAGGTGGCATCAAGCCGCTGCAAGATAAGCTAAAAGAAATAAATAGAAAGCTCACCGAGGAAAAGAAAAAGCTAAGAGGTACAGAGAAAGGCAAGAAGGGGCAGCAACGTGAAGCAGGTAGCTTTAATGTTAAAACTAGAAACCAGTTAAACGCAGCAGCAGATAAAGTTAGCGGCCTAAAAGCCGAAATAGAAAAGCTGGAGATTGACTTGCAAGCTAGAGTTGATAGAGAGGCTTCTCTTAACTTTAAGATTGATGAAGTTATAGCTGCGTTACCGTCTAAGATTGGTAATCAGATCAGAGGTCAGCTCAAGACTAGAGACGGTGCTACTCCAAAGGAAAGGAAAAAAGCTATCAAGGCTATACTTGATGCCAAGTACGGCGACTTTGACGACCTTGAGTTTCAGGCTAGGGCTGAAGAAATAAAAAACAGAATCATATCCAGCCCTGACGCAACGCTTGAATACTCTGACAAAAGCAGACTTGGAGATGGGTTTGATCCTAAACCTGAGAACAGAGGCAAGTCAGCACCATTCAGAGCTAGAACGTTCACGATACCTGACGAGCTAATTCAGGACTTCTTAGAGAATGACATCAACTTGTTGGCTCAAAGACATCTAATGAATATGGCCCCTGACATTGAGATCAAAGCTCAATTCGGTTCTCTTGACTTAGAAGACCAGTTCAGAGCAATCAATGATGACTATGCGATCTTAATCAAAAATGCACCTAATGAGAAAGCAAGGGCTAAGCTGGAAAAATCTAAAGCCAAAGACCTTCGGGACCTAAAAGCTATGGTTGACCGTATGCGTAATGTGCATGGCAACTTTGACCCTAACAATATGTGGCATAGAGTAGGCAAGGCATCGAGAGATCTAAACTACATGAGGCTAATGGGTGGCGTTGTTGCGTCATCTGTCCCTGACCTTGCAAGAATAATCATGTCAAATGGGTTAGGCAAGGCGTTTGGCAATGCTGACAAGTTTGCTTATGCAATGGAAAAAAACAAACCGTTACTAGGAGAAATCCAATCTTACGGTATAGCTATAGACTCACTTATTAATGGTAGAGGCAGCCTGATTGCTGACATACAGGATGTTACTAGGGGCGGTACTAAGTTTGAAAGAGCACTAAGTACTGGAGCTAGAAAGTTCTCCAACATTAACTTAATGAATCAATGGACTACTGCGGTTAAATTTGTCCAAGCCATATCTATGCAGTCAAGATTAGCAGATGACTTAGTAGCAGGCGGAATACCTAAAGAGCTGAAAAGACTTGGTATCAATGACGAGCAAGCAAAAAGAATAGGCTCATTAATCAAAGAGCATGGAACAAAAAGTGAAGGTAACTGGCTTGCAAACCGTCACTTATGGGATGACCCTGAGTTGGAACAGTTGTGGGCTGGCGCATTGAGACAAGAGACTAACCGAGTTATTGTTACACCCGGACAAGAAAAGCCAATAGTCATGTCAACACAGATGGGGCAAACGCTTTTCCAGTTCAAGTCTTTCATCATGTCGGCGCAAAACAGAATCATGCTTGCCGGGCTTCAGAAGCAAGATGCGAATTTATATCAAGGCTTGGTTACTATGATGGGTCTGGGCATGATGACGTATATCTTTAAGCAATGGAACGCTGGCAGGGAAGTAAACTATGATATTGAAAACTTAATCATAGAAGGTATTGATAGAACTGGCGTGCTTGGTGTTTTAATGGAAGTAAACAATACATTAGAAAAAGTATCAGGTAATAACTTCGGTCTTAGATCGTTAGCTGATGTAACGACAACATCAAGTCGGCAGGCAGGAAGAAGTGTTATTGAGAGCCTCGTAGGGCCGAGCTTTGGTACAGCAGGGAATCTGGCTAAAACTCTATCAGGCCTTACGGGTGAGGGAGAGATGACCGAGTCAGACAAGAAAGCATTTATGAGACTGTTACCCGGTCAGAATCTTTTTTATCTTAGACGCGGAAGTGATAAACTTGTTAAACAGATTACTGGAGAAGACTAAATGTCTGCAACAACAATTATAGTTAATGATGTAGAGCCTAGACGGCAATATACTGCAACAAGCGGTCAGACTGTCTTTGACTTTCCTATTCCTTTCTTTGAGGATGTAGACTTGCAGGTGTACCTTACTCCAGCAGGTCAACAGTCTAACGATACAGCAGACATTCTCACACTAACAACTGATTACAGTGTAGCAGGCGCAAACACACAAGATAGTGGCGCTATAACACTTGTTACTGGCGCATCAACTGGCGACATCATTACCATTGAAAGGGTAGTGAGCATTGCTAGAACAGCAGACTATCAAACGTCTGGTGACTTACTTGCCGAGACAGTAAACCGTGAACAAGATACAGAGATATTTATTTCTCAACAATTAAGAGCCGACATTAATCGCTCATTCCGGTTTCCGATTACTGACTCATCTGGTGCATCACTTGTTCTACCATCACCAACAGCAAACTATGTTATCGGTTGGAACAGTGATGGAGACTCTATTACAAATTTCCAAGAGATTGGTCAGTATCAAGGAACAGATGCTACGGTAACAACAATAAGTTATTCCGTTCGAGATCTGGTCAAGTCAACAAGTGCAGGCCAACTAGACAATGTCTATATTTGTACACAGGCATCGCCAGCAGGCACATCTTTAACCAATACATCCTACTGGTCCCTAATAGTTGACGCTGTATCAGCGGCTGCATCAGCGACTAACGCAGCAGCATCAGCTAGTGCAGCAGCTACTTCTGCTAGTAACGCATCAACCAGCGAAACTAATGCAGCAACCAGTGAAACTAATGCAGGAAACAGCGCAACAAGCGCGGCAACTTCTGCTACAAACGCAGCTAACAGCGCATCAACTGCATCAACAGCAGCAAGCAATGCCTCTACTTCAGAGTCCAATGCCAGCACAAGTGAAACTAATGCAGCGGCTTCGGCTGTATCTGCAAGCTCATCTGCTAGCTCTGCATCCTCTAGTGCTAGTAGTGCATCAAGTAGTGCAACAACTGCAACTACAAAGGCTTCTGAGGCGGCTACAAGCGCATCTAATGCTGCTACATCAGAAACCAATGCGGCTAACTCTGCAAGCGCAGCTAGTACATCTGCTACTAATGCTGCAACAAGTGAGAGTAACGCAGCTACATCAGCTACTAATGCAGAGACAGCTTACGATAACTTTGATGATAGATACTTAGGTGCTAAGGCAAGTGATCCTACATTAGATAATGATGGTGACGCGCTTATAACTGGTGCACTGTATTTTAATACTACTGATGATGTCATGAAGGTATGGGAAGGCTCATCATGGGTCGCAGCTTACGCTTCACTATCAGGTGCTTTAATTGCATCTAACAACTTATCTGACTTAGGCAGCGCATCATCTGCCCTTACTAACTTGGGTATATCTAATCACGATGACATTACTGTAGATGGTAGTGGTAAAGTTGGTATTGGTACTAGTAGTCCTAGTTCTAAGTTGGAAGTCAACGGAACGGCTCATCTAGGGAATGGAGTCACTCAATCAGCACCAAGTAGTAGTGATATCATGACTACTACACACACTTATTTAGGCGGTACTGGAGGTAATGGTGTTTTCATAGGACAATACCCTAGTGGTACAAGTGCTTCAAGTCACGCCTCTTGGTTACAAGCTTCATATACAGTGCCATCTACTGCTACATACGATTTAGTTTTAAACCCCCTAGGTGGCAATGTAGGTATTGGTACGAGTTCGCCTAGTGCATTACTACATTTATCTGGAACACTTCCTAGAATATATTTAACAGACACAGACACTTCGACACAGTCTGAAATTATTGGTGATAACGGTTGGCTAACGCTTAATGCTGCCTCTAGTCGGATAGTATTTAATATAGGTGGCTCAGAAATAATCCGTGCTACATCGTCAGGTATCTCTGTAACTGGCTCAGTAACTTTAGGTAACTGGTCAGTGACGCAATCAGGCACAGACTTAGTGTTTGCTACAGGCGGGACTAACAAAATGAAACTAGACGCTTCAGGCAACCTTACGGTTGTTGGAGATGTCACAGCATTTGGTACAGTGTAATGGCCTTGCCTACTTCTGGAGTTTTAGATTTATCCGACATTCAAACTGAGTTTGGTGGCAGCAACCCTATTAGTCTTTCAGAATACTACGCTGGTGGACTTTATGTACCATCTGGCACTTCAGGGACTAATGGTGCAGTTCCTACTTCTGGTGAGATTGCTGTTAGTGACTTCTATGGCACTCAGGCTGGTATTACTATTACGGTGACTGAGGGTTCAGGTTCGTTTGGCGCTTACCACGTAGGGTATGGTTTTCACACAGCGTTCGCTCTAACTAATCAAGGGGCTGGTCCAGCCTACGGCTCTGTATCACCAACGACTTACGATGGAGCTACAATAAGGGCTATAGCAAGGATTACAGTTAAGTATAACAATACCCCTCCCCCGGGGTTTTATATTTCGCTGTCTGGAAACAGGGCGCAAAACTTCTTTACATCAGTGAATGTTCAGGGTTATGGGACGCTTTTATCCTCAAACGCTACTCGCTCAGTTTGGACTAATACAACCGGCACTAGAACAGTGTTTGGTTGGGCAGGTGTACAGCCCTCAACTTGGGATGGCACAGGCACTAGAACAGTTACAATTTCATAGGAAACACTAAATGAACATAAAATATACTTACGTTGTAAATGGCTACAACCTCAAAAATAACGCCGTTAGTGTAACCTATACACCTGCGGATAAGTCATTAAACCTAAACCCATACACTGTTCAGCAGCTGGGTGTAGACTTAGATGACGCTGAACAAGTTATCACTCAAATAGTGCTGGCTTCATCAGCGGCACAGTCTGAATGGAACAATATCCTTGCAGCTAAAGATAAAGTTATCTCACCTGAGATTGAAGCAATGGTTGGTCAGCTGACTGTCCCATCCATTCCAGAATCAGGAGAAACTATCTAATGGCTGGCTGGACGCATAATCCTATTTATAAGGCTGATAACGTGTCTATCGTTAAAAGCATAGCAAAGAAGAAAGGTGATACCTTTAACCCGCCTACGATGCCTACAAGTTCTGGTGGTGTTCACTGGCTAACTAAGGGTTCTTTAAAAGGCTTTAGTGCTGATGGTGAATATGAGAATACATTTACTCGATGCCAAGACCTTAACTTTTCAGACCCTAAAGACTACGAAGCAGAGTGCTGCATACTGATAGCACAAGAAGCTATTGAATTTTATTGCATCACTGACCCAGACCTAGACGTTGAATGGACAGGCGAAGTTCATGATGTAGCTGCCGGTGAAAGCATTGAGCTTTCTGGCTTACAAGGCAAACGTATCTTTATAGCTGAAG